TAGAAGAATATATAAAAAATCCTTCTAATCTAGATACTATAATTACTGATGTAATATTACCATCATATAAAACATATTATGAAGTTAGAGAAAACGGCCCCGGTACCCCATTATATGAAACAGGTATAATAGAAAATACAATAGATTAAAATAATTTATATTTATTAAAAACCATAAGATATGAAATTAAGTGCATTCGAAAAAATTATTAGAAAAGTTGTACGCGAAGAAATCGACTATGCATTACGACGTGAAATTTCTATGTTAAAAGAAGAGTTAAACACACAACCTGTTAAAGAACGTGTAGTTGAAACCCAAAATACTCAAGAAGCGGAAGATTTTAGAACAAAATTAAGAGCCCAAATGCCACCACCTAATTTTAACACAGGTAATGATACTCTTAATTCATTACTATCAGAAACTGCTGTAGCTCCTACACCAGAAGAAACCTTTGCTACTAATGATCCTGTAAATCAGTTTTTAAATAAAGATTATAGTCAATTAATGGAGGCTATGGATAGAAAAAAAGACTTTAGACCCTAATGGCTATTAAATTACGTAAACCTGTTAAAATAGATCCTGTTGATATTAGTGAAAAAGTCGCAGTAGGGATACGTCTACCTTTTAATAAAAAAAAGATATTTGATTTAGATTATACTACAAAAACACATGCTAAATCTAAATTAATTAATGTATTATTAACTTCACCTGGCGAAAGATTATATCACCCAAATTTTGGAGTAGGATTAAAAAATAGACTTTTTCAACAAAATACCCCCATATCAGGTGATGAATTAAGAAATATAATAACCCCTCAAATTGAACAATATATTCCTGAAATTACTATAAAAAATATATCCCTTCAGGATGGTGGTTTACAAGGACATACTTTATTTGTAACTATAAATTATAGTTTAAATAATAGTGAAGAAGAAGATTCAGTAACCTTAAATTTTACTAATGACCCGAGTACAGCATCAACTACTGATCTAAATAATTATCTTAACCTTTAATAAAAAAGTATAATGGCATATTCAACAGCAAAAAATAATACTAAATCTGTAAGGTATTTAGATAAAGATTTTAATGACTTTAAGAATGCTTTAGTTAATATGGCAGAGGTATATTACCCTGACTTATTAAATGATTTTACTGAGGGTAGTCCAGGAACCATGTTTATAGAAATGGCTTCCTATATAGGAGATGTTCTTTCATTTTACACAGATTCACAAATACAAGAAGTATTTTTACAATATGCTCAAGAAAGAGAAAATTTATTTGCTCTAGCGTATAATTTAGGATATAAACCTTCTGTTACTACTCCTGCTATTGTAAACTTAGAATTATTCCAACAAATTCCTGCTAATGGTAATGGTAATCCTGATTGGAGATATGCCTATAAAGTAAAACAAAACTCAGACTTCTTACCCAATAATGGAAGTGGAATTAGATATATAATAGAAAAAGATGTAGATTTTGCGTTTTCATCATCTGCTGATCCTACAGAACAAACAGTTTATTCTTTAAATAATGGACAGCCCGATTATTTTTTACTTAAAAAAACGGTTAAAGCTATAAGTGCTGATATTAAAACTGCTACTTTTAGTATACAAGGGGCTGAAAGATTTAAAACTATATCACTAGAAGATTCTAATATAATTGAAATCCAATCTATTACAGATTCAGAAGGTAATACTTGGACTGAAGTTCCCTATTTAGCCCAAGAAACTATTTTTGAGGAAGTACCTAATAATGAAGCATATGATCCTGACCTACCCCAGTATAATGGTCAAATCCCTTACTTACTAAGGACTAAAAAAGTGTCTAAAAGATTTACTACTAGATTTAAATCCAATAAAAAATTAGAAATTCATTTTGGAGCAGGATCAACAGGAGGTGATGATACTACTATTATTCCTAACCCAGATAATATTGGTTTGGGTATTAAAGATGGTAGATCATTATTAGACAAAGCATATGATCCTTCAAATTTTTTATATACTAAAGCCTATGGTGAAGTCCCCTCTAATACTACTTTAACTGTTAAATATCTAGTTGGTGGGGGAATCCAATCAAATACTAATTCAAACGTTATTAATAGAATAGGTAATGTAACTATAACTCCTCGTCAAGGTAATTTAGATTCTTCAGTTTTTAATACTGCTGTAGATTCTTTAGCATGTACTAATCCTGAACCAGCTTTAGGTGGAGGTCCTGGGGATTCAATACAAGATATTCGTTTAAATACTATAGCTCAATTTGCTGCTCAAAAACGAACAGTAACTAAAGAAGATTATATATTTAGAACATTATCTATGCCTGTTCAATTTGGAAATATAGCTAAAGCATATATAACCCAAGACAACCAAATTTCATTAGAAACCAATAAAAGGATAGCTAATCCTAATGCTCTTAATTTATATGTTTTGGGTTTTGATTTTAATAAAAAGTTAGAAACCCTCCCAATAGCTGCAAAAACAAATTTAGCTACTTATTTAGAACAATACAGAATGTTAACAGATGCTATTAATATTAAAAATGCTTCTGTTCTTAACTTTAATATAGAATTTAATATTAGTGTTAAAAAAGGATTTAACAATGATTCAGTATTGATTAGATGTATTAATAGGCTTAAGGATTTCTTTAATATTAATAATTGGCAAATCAACCAGCCAATTATAAAGGGCGATATAAATAATATTTTATATAATATTGATGGGGTTCAAAATGTAGATCAAATTATAATTAATAATAAACACGGCATTAATGATGGTTATTCTCAATTTAAATATAATTTTGAAGCCGCCACCCGAAACAATATTATATACCCACCAGTAGACCCTGCAATTTTTGAATTAAAATACCCTAACAGTGATATAATTGGTAGAGTAACTCGATAATTAATAACCATGGCACATTACTTCTTATTTCCTGAAAAAGACGCTACAATATACTCTCGTCCTACAAACCAAACTCTAAATACGGGGATTGATGAAATATTAACATTAAGAGATATTGAATCTAATACAGATACTAATTTTTATCCTAGTAGAATTTTAATACAGTTTAATACAACCCAATTAGTTGATGTTATCAATAATAAAGCCCAAAATAAAAATATTATCACTGCTAGTTTAAAGTTATGGCAAACTGAACATAAAGAATTAAGTGCCAATCAACATTTAGAAATTTATCCTCTTGCTGAAAGTTGGGTAAATGGTACAGGTAGGTTAAACAATACCCCACAAATTACTGATGGAGTATCTTGGAAATACCGCGATGGAAGTGAAGATGCGATCAAATATAATGCTATCGGAACTTATTGGAATACTGCCAGTTTATCTGCGGGTACTACGGGAAGTTGGATAGATGATGCCCCAGGAGGTGGTGTATGGTACACAGGATCTACTTTTGAAGTAGATAGGAGTTATGGATATAATGATGAATTAGATATATCCTTAGACATAACATTACCTGTTTTAAAACACTATAGTGCCAGTAATAATTCAGCAACTTACCCTGATGGCATTACTAATAATGGATTTATATTAAAACGCTCAGGATCACAAGAATTTACTGCTATAAATGATGGGGAATTAAACTTTTTCTCTATGGATACCCATACAATATATCCTCCTTATTTAGATGTTGCATGGGATGATTCATCATATGATACAGGATCTGCTACTAGTAATACAATTTTAAATTCAGGAGAAATATATGTAACTTTAAGAAATAATAAAGGTACATTTAAAACTATAGAAGAACCTAAATTTAGACTTAATGTTAGGGAATTATATCCTACACGTAGATTTGTTACTTCTTCAAATTATTTAGACACTAAATATTTTACCAGTGAATCTTATTATTCTTTAGTTGATTATGCTACTGAAGAAACTATTATACCTTTTGGCCCCACTTCTAAATTAAGTGCAGACTCAGAAGGTATGTATTTTAAGTTATACATGAATGGTTTACAAGAAGGAAGATATTATAAATTATTATTTAAACATGAAAATAATGATGGTATAAAAGTATTTGATGAAAATTGTTACTTTAAAATAGTTAAATC